CATGCCGGTGATGACTTCCTTCGGCATGTCCAGCCCGCCGAGGATCCGTTCCAGCACCTTCTCGATGCGGTCGGTGAGCCACTGGTCGGAGTGCCGCTCGAAGGTGACGTGGCGGATCTTGGCGCCCTCATCGCCGGGCCCGGTCACCAGCATCGGGACGACGGTGGCAGCGGACGTCTCGTCGTTGATCGGCTTGGTCATGGTCTCGACCAGGTCGGACAGGAACTTGCCGGACGGGTCGTCGGTCGTCGACGCGCGCAGTGCGTCGAACGGGTCGCCCTGTTCGTCGACGGGCGGCTCGGCGGTGTGCTTGGGATTGACCGCGGACGCGACACCGTCGGGCACGAACAGCAGACCGGCGTTGAGGCGGCTGCGGGTGGCGCCGCGGACGAGGCGCTGCAGCATCAGCAGTTCCTCGATGGCGTCCGCGATGCCCAGCAGGGAGGAGTCGGGTTCCATGGAGTGCTGTGGGTGTCGGCGCCAGATCCGGGCGATGAACGTGCCGGGTGGGAGGAGGGTCTGCTGCCCGCCGTCGCGTCGGCCCTGCAGTACGGCGGTGCCGTCGCCGCGGACCGTCATCTCCGCGGTGGAGCGGATCGCCCACCGGCTTGGGGTGACGTCGGTGGCGGGTAGTTGGACGAACAGACACTCACCGGGGACGCAGATGTTGAGCACCAGGGACCTGATCATCCCGGCAGCGTCGCTCTTGAAAAGGTCGTCGACGAGCTCCTTGACGGCGGACGCCAGGCGGTTGTTCACGCCTGGTTTGCGGCCTCCGGATTCGACGTCCGTCGGCGGCTCGTTCGACGCGCCGCGCACGGCGCCGTAGAACCGGACCCGAGACAGCAAGCCGCCCAACATGTTGCAGCCGTAGTGGATTTCGCCGACGCGCTCGTAGGCGATCCACGCCTCCCGCTGCCACTGCAGGATGGTGCGGTGCTGCAGGGCGGCGTTCTGGACGGTGATGCGTTCGGCGGAGGCGGTGATGGACCGCGGGGCGCCGTAGGGTGCGGAGACAGCGCGGTGACCGGGGGGTACGGGAAGTACCGGGTGGTCATCGTCGGCAGCCGGGCGCAGCCAGAAACCCATGGGGTGAGGGTAGCCGCTATCACCCCTGGTGAGGAGCGTTACCCAGAGGTGCGCGTGTACCGAGTGCGAGTATCCCGCACTGACGGTAAACCATAGCGACTATCCTTGGCGGCGTCAACACGGGCCTGAGCGAGGGTATCAACCTGCGCCCAGACGGTCCCCGGGAAGATGTCCTCCCGTCGCCACGCCTGCAATCGCCGGGCACCACACTTGCACCCACCAGTCAACTGCACCTGGTACGGACCCACCTGGCCGCCGCGGAAAGTCGCCTCGATCGGCCCGTCCAGCGGCAGGTCCACCCGACTGATCCCGCCGCCCGTCTGCCAGCCGACCACCAGGCCCCGCGCCGTGATCAGCACCCGGAACATCAACCCCATCTGCGGAAAGCCAGCCTGCGTGTGCGGCAACTCCGCCGGGTACGGATCGACCGTCGCGGGCATCAGGTCGGCGATCAGCTCAACGGTCTCTCCGGGCTCGTACAGCATCAGCGTTCCAATCGCTCCAGTACCGCGTCGAGGGCCAGCGCGGACGCGCTCGCGGCGAGGACTCGAATCGCCAGCCGACCCAACGAACACCGAGCCGCCAGCAGGATGCCCGCACCCATCCACACGGACATACAGGCGCTGCAGGACGTCAAGGTGGCCACCCGGTCCCGGAAGGAGAACTCCGGTGCGTCACCCGCCCACCGGTCGATCCACTCCCGCACCGGCCGGGTCAGCTCATCCTCCACCGCCAACTGGGTCAGCCGCTTCGTCGCCAGGGCCACCAGGACCGGGTTCACGAGACGGATCGCAGCGATGACGCGACCGCGCGGCGGGCCTTGCCGACACCGATCTCGGCCAACTCCTCCCGGGAAGCATGGATGGTGCTCATCCGCCGCCCACCGGCGATCCGCAGGTCCCGGCACGGCTCGCTCGGTCGAGCCATGCACGTCGGGCAGGTATGCCCCAGCGCCAGCGACACGCGGTCGACATGCCCGCAATGCGAACAGGAGTGGCTGATCGTGCGGCTCATTCCGTGTCCCTCCCGATCACTGCCAGAGCGATCGCCGCGGCCGTCAGGACCAGACAGGGCCCCCACATGTCCGGTCGCAGCAGGACCCACAGTATCGCGGTGACCAACAACAGAGCGACACCCCAATGACTCCACTTGACGCGCCCGAACGCCTCAAGGGCGCGGGTCCTGCGGTTGCGTCCGGCTGGCATGGGTCCACCTCCAAAGGTTCGCGCCGTACACCGACCCGTAGGCCACCGCGGACACCAGGAACCCCCACTGGCCGGAGACGACGGCGTACGCCACCCAGAGCAGCTGCGCGCCCAGTCCCACCGCCCAGCCGCGCCAGTCCTTACGCCCCGCCAGCCACAGTCCCAGCACTCCGACCGCAGTCAGCAGCCACGACCACCACCACGCCGTCACCGGCCGAACCTCAACCAGCACCGGCAGTTCGCCCGCAGGCCGATCGGTGCGGACGGGTCCCCCGGGAACTGCAGCTTGGCGTCGCCGGACAGGAACGGCGAACCCAGCGGCTCGGTCTGGCCCTGTAGAGCCCGATGCGCGTCCCGCACCCGGTTGTCCCGCCGCGTCTCCCACGTCTTCGTCGACCAGCCCGCCAACTCCGCGGCGGCCATCCGCGCCGCGTTCGCCACCGCGGTCGCCACCATCCCCGCCAGCAGGGTCGGCGGGTCGGACGCCGTGGGAACCGTCGCCTCCCCCGCACGGCCGCCGACGTCCGTCGTCGACGGGTCACCCGCAGTGCGTCGGTCCGTCCACAGCAGGGCCTCCGCCAACACCTGCATCCCCGTCTCCGCGGCAACCCGCGCAGCCGCGTCCGCGTGAGTCCAGAACTCGTCGCCAGCCCGCCCCGCCTGCGCCCGCTGGTCACCCAGCGCCCGCTGCGCCACCGCCAGCAACGCGCCACCGATGTGCGCGGGAAGGTTCAACGCGCGCTCCACCGCAGCCGCGTTCCCCCGGAACCCGGCGTGCGCGCCGCGCCATGCCAGGTACAGCGCGTACACGGTGAGCAGCGCCGGAACCAGCGCGTCCGTCTCGTCCCGCGGTTCCGCGGGTTCATCCTGCGGCGGCTGCTGCGGGTCGGTCATCGCCACCCCCGCGCCGGGACCACCGCTGTCTGCGGGGCGTACTGAATGTGCTCGTCCGCGACGGTATGCAACGTCGTCGACCCCGGCATCCCGCTGGTCACCGACTCCGGGAACAATCCGGAAGCGAGGCCCTGTACAGCGGCGTCCATGCGGTCAGGGCTATACCCGGAATCTCCGTAGACCCACGACGTCAACTGACTCTCCAAGTCCGCCAACACGTTCAGATGATGGACCCGTCCGCGCGCATAGGCCCCAGACACCGGCTCCGCGCGTACTGCCTTGCTCTTGGACGACCAGACCTCCTTCATCGGCGGCATCGGCACCCCCGCATGGATCGCGGACTGCCGGAGCATCTGGAAGACCAGGTTCGCGCCCTGGTTGGTTTCGGCGATCACCGTCGCCCTGTGCTCGTGTGCCGCTTTCACTGCGAGATCCCCCCACTCCGTCGGCGAGTAGTGCCCCGACAGGTCGTCCACCACCACCGCATGCCGATGCAGCGTCGGCCACGTCCTGGTGATGTACAGGACCACGATCCCGCACTCGTCGTGCGGACGCTCCGCCACCGTCGGGTCCACCGACACCAACTTGATCCACGGCATGTTCGACGGCAGCGTGGGGATCCGGTACCGGTTGATGATGTGCTCGGACGTCGTCGCACCGGCGACGTCGTCGAGCATCTCCCCCTCAAGCTCCTGGCGACCCAGCGCGGTGCCGCCGTACAAGCCCTCCAGGACGTCCAGGTACGCCGCCGAGAGGGTGCGGTTGTCGCGGGTCCGGCCGCGACGCAGCAGGATCTTCTTGGGGTTCTTGTCATGCTCCGTCAGCAGGGTTCGCAGCAGCGGCACGCGCTTGGGCGTGGTCGTCGCCAGTACCTGCGGCAGCGAACCGAGACGGGTGGCGATGCGCAGGTTCTCCCACGCCGTCGCATCGTCTTCAGCGGAACGGATCTGCTTGTAGGTCGCGATCTCATCCCCCCAGGAGAGATGCACCTGGGGTCCACGCAGCTGCGCGGGCTCCTCACTGGAGAAGACGGTGCACATGGCGCCGTTCGGAAGGTCCAGCCGTCGCCGGGACGGGTACCAACGCACCCGGTCCCGTAGGCTCGGTGGCCAGATGTTCAGCAGGCCGGACGGACCCTCCAGCATGACGTCCCGGACGTCAGCCGCAGTACGACCGAGAAGGGCCACCCGCAGGCGGCCGGTGTCTCGACCGAGCTGCGACCACGCGGCGTCCATCGCCCGAATCCACTGGGAACCAGTCAAAGTTTTACCGAACCCGCGCCCGGCGAGGATAAGTGCGAGAGAGAAGTCGCTGCCAAGCTCGTGAGGTTGGATGGGGAGGATCTGACTGGGCCGACCGCTCCACGACCAGTCGTACTCCAACGCTGCCAGGTCCAGGCCGTCCAGCACCCGCTCCTGCTCCTCCGGCGGGAGCAGGGCCACCTGGTGTTCCAGGGAGAGCTCCGCGACAGTCACACGAAGTAGCTGCCCTGGACGACGACCTCGGAGTTCTGAACCATCCCGAACCAGCTGGGGATGAGCGGCACCCCGGCCCCGGCGGGGTTGCCCTCAGGTGCGTTCATCCAGCGGTTGAGCCGGGTATCGCTGGATGAGATCGGGTACCAGATCTCCATGGTGGTACTCCCGGCGAAAGCCTTCGCGGTGCCCTTGTAGACGCCGCCACCCGCGTACGGGCACCAGAACCAAGCGTCCATGATCTGGAAGGTCAACCCGGCGCGGGGGGCGAGCGGCAAGCCGATATACAGCGCACCGGTACCACCGCTCGGGGCTGCGCCGCCCAGGAAGCTGATCCAGATCGAGCATTTGCCGTGGTCCACCCGGTACTTGCCGAGCTTGGTGATCGTCCCGCCGGGTTGCACGGATCCGGCCGACGTCCAGGCGGGGGTGTAGTCGGTGAGGGTGGTGTCCTTGACGGTGCTCTCGATGGCGGTCGCGGTGTCGTAGATGTTCTGCGGCCCGTTCGCCGGGTCGGTCAGGTTGGGGGTCGGCCAACCGTAGGTCGTCGTGGCTCCCATGCGGCCGATCATCCCACGCTCGCCCGCGTTGATACCCCAACGAGGTACTGTGCCGAACGTGACCGCACCGCTGCCGCAGGAAATCCTCGACGCGATCGCAGCCCGCGACGCGGCTACCGGCGACGGCCTGGTGGAACCGGACTACGACTGCGCAGCGGACCGGCACCTGCTGCTGGGCGAGGTCGGCCGGTTGCGTGCGGTGGTGCAACGACTGGCGGCCGGACGGCCGTCGGCGTCGGTGTGAGGGAGCGCGATGGCAGTCAGGTCGGTCGTGAATGCAAAGAGCGACAGCACCGTGCAGGTGGCACCCGCGGCCCGCTCGATCTGCGCGCTGCTACTGGCCAGAGACGTGGCCGTGCAGCACCTGGACGGTGTGCTGGACGTCCTGATGAACGACGAGCGGCTCCGCGACCACATCCCGCACAGCATGGCGGAGATCGTCGCCGACGTCGACGCCGCCCATCAGATCTACCTGGCGCAACTCGTGACCGTCGTGGAAGCCGATCAGAGCGGTACCCCACGGCTGTAGGGCTACGATCCCGGGCATGACAGACACCCGGGTCGTCAGGTCCACATCCGCGCTCACCCCCGACGGACTCCTCGGCTACGCCAAGGGCCTGGCCGTCGTCATCGGCGGCGTGCTCACCACCATCGCAGGGTTCGTCGGGCAGGACTGGCCGTACATCGGC